TGTGCCTTCATAGAGATGTTCAGGATTGATACATGATGGCCAATCACATGTGTGACACGCGAAATATCCTAGTTTAATTGGTCTTCCAAGCTTACGCTCTAGAGCTAATCTGTGTGGTCTAACTATTCTATTTTCTATAGTTACACGACCATATCCTTTGTCGTTAGTTGCTCCAGGCCAGTTCTTACAACCATACTCATCTGGTTCGATAGAATCGAATACACGATAAATCTTTTCAAGTGTATTTATATTCTGTGGGTTATTCATAGTGAGGTTCCATTATTCTTTTTCCAATGTTATCTTATACTCACCAACAGCTTCGGCTATTTCCATGGCAGTGTGTTCTCTTCCCAAACTATTTAAACCAGTATTCTTCTCAAAAAATTCCTTACCGTCATAAACCAGAAACATGCCGTCTCTTGAATTATATCGTATAAGACCATAAACACCTTCGGCTGCACGTCGCTTCAAGTACTCGCGCAGGGCCGGGTCTCGATGTGCATCTGGATAATCTGGATCTACCCAAATCTGGATAACCGGGATAGGAGTGTCATTGTTATCAGTAACATAGTCTGGACTTGCGTCGATCACATAATGTGAATGGTCTGGACGACTAAGGTCTGCTGTATCATCCTCTACTAACCAGCGACATACCCAGAACGTACAGCCAAACGGTCTCTTTTCGTATACCCGACATCCCTTGCCATGTCGCTGATGTGGGCAGCGTTGTCCGGCTGGTTTATCAAAATCTTCAATATGTCCTTTCATAAAGTCATGAGGGACCATATTTTCAGCAATCAAACCATTAATTGTATTTCTTGCTGATGCTCGTGCCTCTACTGTCATAGGCAAGAGTTTACAGCAGAGCGTACATTTATTCCCGGCAGAACCACACGTCCTCATTTATCTTTCATCCTCTGCCACACTCGCTGGTAGCCCATGGCGCGACCTGCTGCCTCAATGGTAGGATTCTGTGGGCGTCTGGTTTTACCGAAGAACCAACCCTTCATACTTCCTACGGTCGGACCACCTTTATCAGCAATTATCCGTAGGGTTCTGCTGCTGATTTTGACCCCGTAGGTATCTTCGGCCATGGTTCGTAGTTGGTCGATGACCGGGTCTTTGTCACGAAACACATAGGATTTATAGATGGGCAGGTGCCCATTCCCTCTTTGCTTTGCCATCGTATTATCCTTTCCTTATATGGTAGACAACCGCTGAACTTTTTCCAGTGCGTCTGACTAGCTTTGCAGCGATTGCTTGCTTCATTAAGTAATTTGACGATAGTGCACTCTTGCCAAGCTTTTCAAGCCATGTTTTGACCTCTGATACCGTCATCGTAGGTGCTTTGTGCTTAGCAAGATGTTCGGCAAACAAGCTGAGTAAACTGCCATTAGATTTGGCATGTATTTCTTGTTCTTCCTCCTCTACATTAACTACTGGCATTACGGATGGCTGACCACGGACTAGGCCGGTTAAGGCTCGTAGTACGTCACTCAGCTTTTTATCATCAACGAATGCTTCGATCTTGAACATACTACACTTCCCTTGAGTGGGTTACTGTGTAGTATACCATAATACACTTAGGAACACAAACCTGACAATATTTTGTCTACTTCAGCGAAATTCCAATTACTTTCGCCTCCACTCCAACACCAAGCGTGGACTCCTCTTAATCCATTATGAAATAATGCTTCGGCTTGATCACCGAACATGAGCCAAAGCTCATCATCACCTTCATATTTCTTAGCTTTGGGAATACGCCTGACGGCTATCCAAGATTTGCCACCATATCGGCAGCGACGCATGTGCCATGCGACTTGGAAAGTATTTATATCTACATAAAAAATGTCTGTTCTTTTATATTCTACCCATCCCTGAACTCCATTCATAGTACAGAATTCAGAGTCAGGAACTCCACTACTAGTACCAGCAGTTTCAACAGATGTCCATTGATAAGACTTTAACTGATTGCGAAAAATACTTCTTAGCCCACCATCTTTCATTTGTTTAAAAGAGCTTCGACCGTATGTTTCACATCAGGATCTAAGTTTGGTTGTTTTTGGAGCCAAAGTAGATAGTCACGTGGAATCCTATCATAGTCTAATCCTTTGTGCTTACCAAATTCAATTTTCTTTAATTGAAGTGGAGATCTAGTTGCGTGGATTAATTGATCAGGAGTGTATCCCATTTCTAATATCTTTAATAGTATTCCAGATGTAGTTGCAACATCATATAAAGCTTGATGTGGATGCATGTGTGCTAAGATTGGAGCAATATCTAATAGATTCTGAGGTATCTTAATATTCAACCAATAGCGGAGAACTTGATTACCATAACCGGGAGCATCAGGCCAGACGTGTTTGGCAGATCTGAGAGTACAGACCCATGGACGGGTTAATTCCGGTAAAAACTTTGAGTCAAAATCTACATTATGAGCTACAAGTATTGAGTCTTGTTCTATGTGTTTGAGTAACCAATTCACAGCCTTTTCTCTAGTCAGTGCTCCTGATTCTGCTGTTAATTGGTCTGCTCTAATATGATGTTGAGCTTGGGCTCGTGGATGAATGTATCCAGAATGTTGGATATAAGATGTACAGCAAGATATTGGTTTCCAAATTTGATCATCATCAGATAACATCAGCCAAGCTAATTCAATAATTGTAGCTCCTTGACTTGGATCAAGGTCAGTTGTTTCAGTATCTATGATGAATAATTTCATGAATAGACCCTCACAAAAACGGAGCCGGGTTCCTAGCGATGCCGTTGGCCAAGATCAAAAGCCTTGGCGCGGACCATTCGTACTACCGGCTCCTACCCGTCAGCTAATCCAAAGATCTAGAACATTGGGTAGAGCTGACGTATTTCTTATACAGAAAGCGGTGGGTGTTTAGGAGGCGACCCAACCAACGCCGATTTCACGGACGCTACGCGACCGCGCCTAATCTAGAACGACTTATGCAGTCGGGCTGGCACCCGGAGCGGGCTGCTGAGTTGCCGTAGCCGGTTCCTTCTTCGGTGCTGGGGGAGGAACCTCCACAACAGTCGGGCCGATATGGATGAACTTACGATGTTCCTCCGTGTCCCATCTGATATCAGCGAATACCTGACCAGCGGTACGATTCCACGGCGGGGCAGTCATCACATCGACGTACTGCTTGACCGTCATACCGGTCTTGTACTCGTTGAACCGAAGACCAGATGCTTCACGTTTGGCATTGGGCTTCAGCACGGTGATGATGTGGTCGTCCGGGGGCTTCGGTAGACGAGGACGAACAACCGAACCTTCCTTCCGTTCCTTTACCTTCTTGACTTTCGGTGCTTTCACCTCAGCCTGAGCAGCAGCATCAGTCGTCGCCGCAGCTTGAGCAGCCTGAGCAGCCTGAGCAGCCTGAGCAGCCTGAGTAGCCTGAGCAGCCTGAGGTTCTTTCTTTACCGCTCCCGGCTTTTGAGCGGGATGAGCAGTCCCAGGTGGTGTTTGCTGGTTCATTGAATAACTCCTTCAGTTGACAATATCATATAGCATATCAATGGACGTAATACAAGCACAAAATGACATAGTCCTGGTAACTTTTTATTTCTTCTTGTTTCTGATATATTGTCGCATTTCTTCGACTGTTACTGGATAGTTTACTTCTCTTTTTTCCTCATCGGTCATAACTATATACGATGGGTATTTCGTCAAATTAGCCACTTCAAGCTTGAGCCAACCTTCCGGCCAATCTTCCAACGCAGTAGTTCGAGGATGTTTTTTAGGTGGTTTCATTTTTTCAGCTCCCCCCATGATGGTCCATATTCAATATCTGTAGTCATAGGAATCGTAACCATAGGTGCAGCATTTTCCATGATTTCAGCAATGAGATTTGCATCTTTTTTATTAGTTAAACTGAATCCCAATTCGTCATGCATCTGTAACAGTGCTAGAAATCCAGCTTTATGAATATCCACCATCGCTCTTTTGATTTGACGCGCCGCGCTCCCTTGTATCATCCGGTTAAACGCTTTGTGCGTGAATGCACGTTTCGAACGTTCACCGTACCATGGATGCTTTGAATCTTCCTTACGTCGTGTATATTCTTCCTCAAAACATGGGTGAGTATCAATCTTGGAGTTTTGCTTTTTCATTTCATATTCTCGATTCCAGTCTCGATATACTGGCTCCCAAAGATTAAAATGTGAACGAGCACCATCTATCATTATAATGTACCCACGTTGAGCTAATCGTGAAAATTGTTCGGCAGTTTGTCTGACAAACGGCAATTCCGTATCGTATTGTTTCATTGTGGTTTCAGCTTCTTCTTCACCCATACCAGTCATCAAAGCAAACTTCTTAACTCCTGCTCCATAACTCTTTGCGAAGTTGACATCTTTCGCACGTCGCCGTTCTAACCGGGTGATTGATGCAACATAGTCGTGAAAATCTGTACTAGGGTCGGTACGATAACGATTAGCAGCTACTGATGCACCAGTCGCACGCAGAACTTCCGCAACATATACAATGAGTCTATATTCCTGTTGCCGATAATCTATACTACACCAGAATCCATCATTTTCTGGTATAAAACATGAACGTATCAGTGGTGCGAATTTATCATCCCGGCTAGGCATTTGTTGTAGTGCAGGATCAGAATAACTGAATCGATGACTTCTTGTACCACCTTCATCACTCCGAAACTGATGTAATGTCGGATAAACACGTCCGCGATGAGTATGCTTCTTTATATACGTAGTCAGAAACTTATCTGCTAAATCAGTAAGATGCCTTATTAGATGAACAGACCGTGGCAACCAATGTTCATGTTTCTCCATAAAGGATTTTTCAAAACTTGGCTGTCCAATCATAGTTCTTGGATATTTAAGCCCATGTTCTTGAAATTCTTCAACTAACCAACGATTAGACCGAAGATGTTTAATATCTATCTTTTGCCCAATGGCACTACTCAATTGATATAATTCATCTTTACATCGTTTGTTGATTTCTGAAATTAATTCTTCAACTCTTAGTGTATTAACTCTGATACCTTGCTGTTTCATCTTTAATGTGATTGGAAATAAATCTCGCTCTGTTTGATATGCTGGTTCTAATTGTTCTTCTGCCAACAATGGTCGCAGTTTTCTTGCTAAATCTAATGTGCTCTTAGCATCTTGTTCAGCGTATGGTCCAACGTACTTGCCTGGGATTTTCCAAAGATATTTTTTCATATCTTTCACTTTAACTTTATACATACTGGTGATTTCAATAAGCAATGTTTCATCTTTACCGGGTAATCCTTGCCATTGACATAAACTTTCTAGTGAATATGAATCAAGGTTTTCATTGATCATAGAGGCCATAGCTCCGGTATCATCAATATTAACCGGAGGTGGTACTTTGAATATAGATTCAATCCAACCCCAGTCATATTGAAAATTATGAAATATGAATCTGGTGTGGTTTTGCTGTGCGAGAGATTTTAACCAACGACGTATTTGTTCAAAACTAAAGCAAGTCGTATCGTAATGTTGAATCGGTATATAAATTGCTTGATCTCGCCAAGCTACTGATATTCCACAAATATATCCAGCATTGACAATAAACCCAGGCCCCATATCCTTTGCTAGAAAATCATCTTTAGTTTCAATATCAATAGCAACTTCGGTTTCATTAGATAAATCCGGTAGCTCAGTTGGTGGAATCCAAGTGCTTTCTGGCATGAACATTGAATACTGGTCAAAGGTTGGTTTTGCCTTGGCCATGTGTCTACCTAAAGATGCCCGTAAACGCCTAGCGCGGCCCGTGGGTGCGTTGAATTTGGGGTGCAGCTAGGGTGGTAGCAGTGGCATGTTCATGCTTGTCCATAGCCTTGTAAAAGCGCCGCAGATTTATTGTTTATACTTCCTTGTTTCCATCTTGGAGATATAATTTCACAGTGCCCATCATTGAATACTCCTATGATCATGATGTTATTTAGCATCTGATCATCACTTAAGATGGGAGGTAATTTCATTGTAGGATGAATAGATTTTACATCTAGTTTTAATGTTTCACCATTCTTGTACGCAATGATGTCAATAAACCCGGATAAACTCACGTTTCTAAAGACTTCATATCCTTGCTGCAATAACCAAGCACAAGCGAGTAATTCTGCTCGTGCAGCTTTATGTTTACGTGGAGTACCTTCTTGGACGATCATCTTTCTCATAGCAACTTCCCAGAGTCTTTGGCTTGCTCAATGATAAGAGACAGTGTTGTGTGAGCCTCGTCTAGATAACCTTGACAGATACACACAAGGAAATCTACCTCTAAAGTAGTCAGATCATTAGCAGATGCAAAAGCTTTGATTTCAGTGACAACTTGAGGGTCTGTTAGATTGTGAAGAGGAGATATGGGAAGATCTTTATTTTCGATTAATTTTTCAAGGTAATGCATCGCCTTTTCTAAATCTTTCATTCCATCTTTCTTACGCCATCGTGTTACATATTTGACTGTATTACCTTCAAGATATCCCAATGGAATTTTGATAACAAAATCCCAAACTTGATAAGAACCAGCATAGTGATCTGGTGATATGTCATTTGCTTCCGGCATCGAGTCTCTCCACCTTTGCTAGATATGCAGATACTGCGAACTTTTCTTCTGTAGACAGAGTTAGTTTTCTTAATGCCGTATAGGTATCAGTTATAATAGGTTCAGCGTATTTGTTTCCTAAGCGACGTTCATGTAATCCAAATTCATACATATCTATAAGATCACAAGCCTTGGCTCGTATTCTTTGATAATCACTTATTTCAAATTCTTTAGGACCGCTCATTGCTACAACTGCATTATCTTCAAGTTCATCCATAATACTTTTTAGTTGATGATTCCTAGCTTTAACTGGGAATGGTAGATCTCCGGTATAGAGTTCACCTGCATCATGATAGATGAAATAGGTGGTAACTTCTGGTGGTAATGGTCCCCAGATTTCAAACCAAATTCTCATGCACTGCCATGAATGTTCACCTACAGTCTGTGTGTAAATCACAGGCCAAGTATGATATCGTCGTACTTGCCCTGCAAGACGACTGGTTGCGAGTACTTGGTCACGGTTCATTTGACCACCCTCGATGGGCCTTCTATAGTAATTATGACATTATCTCCAACATTTAAGTCAGGTTTTTCATATCCTATGAAAAGGCTCTCCCAACTTCCTTCAAGATGTATAAACCAACCTATACTTATCTTTTCAAACTTAGATGTATCACCATGACCACTAAGCCATTTTTCCCGGAAACGTTCCTCAATTCTCTTTAGTTTCGCTCCAAACTTAATTTTCACTGGAGGGCTAATGGATATCATTGTTTTTCCCTTCTTAATAACCATTCTTTACCTGCTTTTCGCCAGTCATGTGCTGTGACTCTTTGTATTACTTCAAGAGCTTTTTTCATATCTTTATTCTTATACAATTGATGTGCCAAAGCCATTGGAAGAATAGTATCTCTTAGAAACTGGTTAGAAAGATTACCATCGTAGTATTCTTTATTTCTATGTATCCCATGGATCCAATCCATTGTTTCTTCTAAATCTTTGTCGAACACTCCTGGATGATTGATCAGTGGTTGAGTTGATCCATATTGCTCAATTCCAGCACCAAGATGACCAGCATAGTTGACGTCAATAGTAATTTCTTCATCACCTACAATCCGCTTACGAAACATTTGAATATGAGATTCATACAAATGTAAGTTAGTCGAAACTTGCCAATATGACCCTATCTTAATTCCTATCATACTCGCAATATATTCTTGCATAATAGCGAAATGAACTGCATTCGCCCCACAACATCCCCAAATTAAATCGTTTGACCGATTAAACACAGTCATATCAAGGCAATCTTCGCGTATACGGAATGTAGCTACAAGATTACAAGCACGAGCTTTATCAGCTAACAAATCATCACGCCCTGCTCCCCACATCTGCAACACACATTGACGTGAAGATGGATTTAATCGTAATTGCCGAATAATTTCTAAAAGTTGATCGTAACCTAATGCATATCTCCATCTATATCCATATGCATCTGGAATTTTTCCATTAATTCCAAAATCCTTACTGAAATTCTTTATGTAATGATCTAAAAACGCACCGTCATTCCTCCCGGACAACATCCACATGGCTTCCATAAGGTGAAAGAATGGATTTGCGTCTCTGACCGGGTTGGTAAGGACGTGTTGCTTCGGGTTTTGATACCTGATAGCTACAGGAATCTGCGCGACTAAAGCAGGTCCTACTCTAGTATTTTCTTTTTTACCATAATCTATCAAATAGCTTATAGCACGAGGCAGAGCGTCGCAAACATTGACAGCGTCAATCACGTACATTGCGATTTCCCTTCCTGATAAGCCGCTTGCCACTGTATATTCACATCACTTCGTTCTTCCCAATCTTTCCAAACTGTGCCTGCGGATTTCGTGACCACAGTCACAAAATTAGGATGAAGTTCTTTCAGTTTTAGTGCAGCTTTCATCTGCATTTCAGCGGTCCGATAGCTACTGCAACCACCTTCCGCTCCACTGCCTCGTTGATTCCAAACGTATTGAAAAGATACGCGATTTGGATAACCCTTGCGTAGTAGCTGTAATGTCAAATCAAAATCTTCCATCACTGGAACACGGCCAAGTTCTACATTCAAGCTTTGTAATGTGTGAGTGTCGTATGCATACGCATTCATCATTCTGGTAACATCACGATAAGTTTCTGGTCCTAAAAAATGATTACTGCCTTGACGAGCAGCTAGTCCAATATGAACAAAACCTTCCACTAACCATTGTTCCAGCGTTTGAAACATAGCTTCAAGTCGTTCAGCATCTTTAATAGTTTCTAGAGCAGGATCAGCCATGTTTGGTCTATAACAAAAGTCCATATCATCGTCCAACATCAACACATATCGTTCATTGTGCTTTGCTGCTAGTTCAGTTAATATCCATTTCCTTGTATGAGAAATACCGGTATGACTGTTTGGAACATATTCAACAGTCATGTCTAGACGTTCTCCGATGGCTGAAAGAACATTATTTCGGTATCGCCTCCCTTCAGTTTTATCTTCAGGAATACATAGCGCGATCTTGCGCTTGGATTTCATATCAACAAAATTACGCAATGTCACCTGTTTTTTCCAGTCCGGTCTACCACGACTTGGGATAGCTATTAACATCTACGCCACTCTATAAATCTGTCTTGGTCTACCCATTCCTAAACGAACCTTTTCATATTTACTCAATTCACAAAGACAGTTCTGAAGGTCTTGATTGTGGAGTCTTCCAATGCCAATCTCATTTAACATCGGTGTGACTAAATTATTCAGTTCTTGTAATTCAAAAAGCCATTCGCCCTTGGGCCATGGACTATCCATAGGTCGTTCCAGTACAATATTCAAACCTTTCATACTCCCAGGACCAGGACTTGCCCATGTCCACCAGTCAGAAGCATTCTTCATAAATGGTAAATACTTCAGATCAGCGACTAACTGCCCTCGCATAAATGACCCCAATCCCTCTCCTAAAATCCATTCATCCATCATATGTAACGATGGAGGGGTATGAAGCCAATCTACCCACATTTGCACCCATTGTTTTTGACACCATGCATGGAAATACTGAAGAACCCCATCACCTTTCGTGTGTCCTGTTCTTCCTTGTATGATAAATGCTCCAGTAACATGCGGAGTTGGAAGCTTCACCAAAATCTCCTGCAATGCCTCTATGTTATTAGTTCTGATGTAATGTTCAAATGGTGTTTGCTTTGTAAAATCTAGCTCACAGAAAAATGCCTCACACGTAGTCACCCGGTTAAACCAACGGTAGAGAACTGTTGCCGGGAATATATAAGGATTCTTTTCACCATAATGTTCCCGAATAACTTTTTGATAATTTTTTGATACAGCGTCGTCCTCTCTGTGAATATTAGTGAATCTATAAGCTTGTAGAATCATATCCTCAGTCCAAGGCCATGGTTTACCGGAAGCTCGGCGTTGACGGATAGCTTCCCTCTCTTCAATGAAAGCTACGAATCGTTTGATAGGGTTTTGGATATCTGATATGGGCATGGTTTCCTCTATTCAAACAGACCAGTGAAGTGCCTCTTGCTGTCCGGTTGCACGATTATTAAATCTCGATAGGTTCGTGTCACTCCTGTGTAAAAGACTCTTGTTTCTTCATTTATATTTGTGCTTGTTGCCATTCTTTCACTTGCTTTGGCAGTTTCGGAAAGCATGACGACTGTGTTGGCTTGCCCTCCTTTCACTCGATGAATAGTTGAAATATGTATATTCGGTTTATCTGTTACCTTGAACCCATTGTTCAATACTTTTTGAATATATTCTACATCTTTAGGTTCAATTTGTACAAATACCTCATTCCATGTACCATCAATCAGTAATCCATACTCATGTTTCAGTTGTTGCAATGAAAAATCAGGTGGATATTCTTCATCAGCTAAGTTAGACATTCTGGTTTTGTAACCGTAACTCACTCCCGGTTTTCCTTTACTGTGACCTTCGGATGGTAACAGATTATAAACGTGTACAATATCTGTAGCTGAAACTCGTTCACCTCGTTTTAATCTTTCCCATGCATCAATTCCCCTAGCAACCGGGAGTTTGATACTAGGATATTCAAAATACTGATACAACAATCCATGACCTCGGCAATACGGAATTAGTTTCCTACGTAACATTTTGATCGTACGACCTAACATCATTACACTACCATTAGAAAGCAATGTCTGTGGATTTAATTGTGATATTCCTGCTATTTGACTAACACTACCAGCTTCTGGTCGTGGTTTCCAAGCTTTGATACGACGTTTGATGACTTTACCGATAACCCTATTAGCGAGACTATGAACTGAAATTGGAACTCGGTGACTTTGTTCCAGAATATGAGTAGTCCCCGGCATTGTAATGAATCGTTCTGATGCTCCTGCCCATGTGAATATAGTCTGATCATCATCACCAGCGATATATAGTCGTTTCACATACTTAGCTAGCATGAAGACCATAGCCCATTGAAGTTCACTGAGGTCTTGTGCTTCATCAATAATTAATACTTCTAGTCGTGGTGGATCATTTGTCTTAATAAACTCTTGTAACATATCTGTAAAGTCATGTAGCCCTTTCTCCTGTTTATATTTCCTGAAATGCTGGATGCATCGCCATGCTCTATCATAATCAGGAAGTATGAAATCATTTTCACTTAAAATAACTTCAATCGGTCGCTGCGTGATACGTGCGTAATTCTCAAAGAAAAGAATTAAATCATCACCATAAAAACTATTGTATGTTCCGTCATCGGACAAACTACCATGTAACTCATATCCATATTCAGAGCCAAAGTCACGGATGTTTTTACCGGAGAAAACTTGACTAGGTGTGAGTCCTAGATGTCGAAATGCAGCGGAATGTAGAGTATTGAAATATCTGAATTTAGAGCGTGGTAGATTAAATCGTGTAGCGGCACGACTAATTGCTTCTTCAACTGCTCTCTTCGTAAACGTCATAAACCCAATTCGATCAGGAGGAACACCGCGCTCCATCTCAGAAAGCACGGTGTCCAGTAGTGTTGTTGTCTTCCCGGTCCCTGGAGGGCCAAGAAATATTATTGGTTCAATCATGTTATCCCCTAGAGGGTGGTGCGGCAGTCACATAAGAGGAGATGCTCTCATGCCCACCGCTGCGGACTGTTGTTTCCTAACCAAGGACACCTGTCCGCTGGTCCTTGTCGGAGCGCCCGCTCACCCACGTTACGAAAATGAGCGGCCCCCTCCGCAGGGGAATAGTTCAAAATGGGATTTCTTTGTCATCACCTTCAGCGCCAGCAATCGGAGCCTCAGCTTTACGTTCGCCCCGTTTGACCGCAAGTGCGAAAGCTTTCGCGTGTTCATAGACAGGTTTAGGAACAAAACCTAGGAATTGGAATTTGAGTCCGAACCAATCACCTCTGGCGTTGCTTTGTGGAACCGTCGTTAACAGATAAAGTTGCGAGGTTGTTGGCATTACCTGTCCGGTCTTGGGATGGGTAAGCTGATGAAAATACGATTGCCATTGTCTTGCGAATGTATGTTTCGTCGAAGTACATGGTAGAACGTAGGGATGTCCTTCCACCATGATATAAAATTCGCGAGTGTCCGAAATAATATTGTCCCCGAGCATGACGACATTTCGTTCACCACCATCATCACCACGGATTTTTCTGTTTTGTACTCCATGTGGTACTTCAGAATGTCGGGCAACGAACCCTTGTCGTTCTGGCAACCATTCAATCCAACTACGCTGCATCCCACAGGGAATAGCTCTGATGCCATCTAAGCCACTGCGAACAGGTTCAATCGCACCACGTAACCAGAAATGACCAGGTTCAGCATCTTCTATATAACCTTCACCTCGTTTATTAACTTGAGGTGAATTGCTTTGTAAGATATAGACCAACGGTAGAAGTTGATCTGCCGGGTCAAAACTAACCCCAAGACCTGCATCTTGTGCAGTAGTCTCGAGCATATCCTCAGGTATTGCATCAGATACTTCAAACTTATCAACCGGTACAGGTACGGGTAGGGTACTATTCATGTGGTCCTCCTGGTTTATAGTGGTAGTTCTTTATCCGGTATTTCAATGCCACCTTCTATTGAATATCTGGAAACAAGCTTATAGTCTGCTCCATCAAGTTGACGTGCATGAGCCATTAATTCAATTGCCATTGACATTGGAATTCTTTTTGTCCAATTTTGAGGTTCTATTCTAAGAATAATTGAATCTATTCCCATCAATCTTGCATTATTAAAATCTGCAATGTTCACAGGAATATTCCCGGTATTTTCCCGTGTCATACAATACAATGCTCCTCCATCAGGTTCTTTTCTATTATCATCTTTGTAGCATATGCCGATATCATGTCTGGTTAACTGTTGGATTGATACGAATCGTGCCATGACTTTCTCTCACATTTCGATTGAAATTCGACGACCATCTTCTACTACAGTATAATGAGCAATTTGACGTCGATTAGCTTCTAGCTTAACATAATGCCAGATTGTATCTGCTGGCACTTGATATCTTTCTTCTCCCAGATGTTCACCTCTAAATCGGTTTTTCAAAGTAATGTCTACAGATTTAACATCAGCTAACCACATAACATGTCGAATTGCCATATGATTATCAACATCTCCTTTCAAGAAAGCTTTGACACGTTCCATTGCATCTTTTTTACTAGTCATTCCAAACAAACAGTTTTCTGTGCCTGTACCCCCGATGTAGATTAATCCGATTGTTTTATTTAATTCATCATCAACTATGACTTTTTTGATGTCAATAGTTTGTTCTGTACTTAGAGCTTCTTGTACTATTTGATCAATCTGTTCACGAGTAACTGTTAAATCTTGTTCTACAATTGTGTTAGCAAACGGCAACATCTTCATACCCATTGGATGTTTATCAGGATGTTCAAAAGCATTTTTGAGTAGTACACCCTTATGACCTCGATTTTCAATTGCATTATCATTAACATCTACACCAATGATAGGAACATAAACATCACGTGGTACATGGTGACGCAAACATTCACCTATTGTCTTTTTACGATGACCACGATTATAATATATTTGAATAATCCCTCGTAATAACCATCCTTGTAGAGTTCCACTCCAATCAGCTTTAACTAATCCACGCGGACTACCCATGGTTTCCTCCCTACTTAATTTTCACCTCATCAAAGATGAAAATACCTAACAAATCATACGGTATGATATGACCTTTCTGTATCTCCCGCTTAACGAATGCCTTGAGTGTTGACGAATGTACAGATTCGTTGGTGTAATACTCAATTTTATTATCACTGAGTAATTGCATGACAGCTAATCGCCGTTCATGTTCATGCATCCCAAATGTAATGTCAATAATAGACTTAACCAAATCACCATGACCCTGTTCCTCGAACCACTGCAAAGCTTCCAGTCGTTTCTCGTCTGGGATTTTGGCGGTATAGACTGTCTTACGTTCAGCTCTGAACGGTGGGTGGTTGCCGTCGGCCTCAACGTCAATACCGGTTATCCCGACTTGACTAAACAAATCGGTTAAATCGTCACGTTCAATGGTTTGAATTCGTTTACTTAGTTCTTTAATACGTTGTTCTAGGTCATTTTTCTGGAGGTAAAGATTACGAAGCTCTTTTGCCTTATTCTTGACAACCGTTAGATCTATTTGTTCTGGTTCTTCAGCAGCAATGGCGTCCATAAGCTCTGTATGATCGTTATTGTCCATCGGTGTCCTCCCATGGAGCAATGCGTATAATACACCATACAGAAAGTTCTGGCAAGTAAGATTATTATATCTTGTGGTTGTTTCTTGAATGAGCAGATTGTAAGAAATGCGACCTTAATCGCATTTCCTACGATCTACTACTTAATTTCTGCAACCTCCTTTTTCAATATTTCAATAAATTCTGGTCCATACTGCCTGAACCGAGCAAATGGGTCAGTTTGCGACCTTTTTTGTGGGTGCTCTTGACGATACTTACGATCGTCAGCTTTTTGCTCCTCTGTGCGTGGTATGATCCGACGCACATATTTAAACGTACCGGAAAATGGTGTCAGTGGTTGACTATCTTCCGGTAGTTTGCCTTCAGCCAGTGCCTTATCTACAACTGCGATAAGGTGTGGATCTGAGGTTTTGCCTACGCGTCGAACGCCTTGAAGGTTATTGAAACTGGCGTTGCCCTCATTGTCTACCCTGACACGGGAAACGTTGGGAGGAATACCATACTTCTTCCAGAGATGTTCTTTGAATGCTCGCGCTCGCACACACAAGCTTTCGTTAGCAAGATGTAGACGAAGATGGTCCATTGTCGGAGTGATATCAGTTATAGTGACTTCACCAGTTCCATCAAGCTCATTTCGTCTAGGTTCAATAGTTTCTCTATCTGTGGCCATATATCGGCCCTCCTTAAATACAGAGCCCATAAGATGAGTTCTTTGCGTGATAGGCTCTGTATATCTCTCACACAAGAACGTGGCCCTGCTTCTATCGGTGGTGGTTCTAAACCACGATTAGCACAAGACCAATTCGCACGTACATTAGGATGCCATGTACCTATTGATTTGCCGTCTTCTACCCAAGTTGCCCCAGGTTCTACGGTCTCAGCAAGGGTGCTACGTAGCACCCTATCTGCGCGAACAGTTTGCACACTAAGACGTTTACGTTCACGCATCTTTTTTAATTTTTGTACAGGATCTGGATCATTTGCTATTTGTAAAAGCTCCTTTACACGTTCAAGCGAATATGGACTATTCTGTTCAACATAGTCCTTCCAGGTTAAACCCTTGCCAAATTCACCGCTTTTGAACCGTACCTTGATATCATAGTAGATACGTGCTGCTTTCAACACGTGGTCTTCTGACTGTTTTGCCATGGTATTTAGTTCATTCCATAGCTGTACTTCTGTTTTTAGTGTAGGACTTAACATATGACGTTTTCCTCCTGTTTACTTTAGTAAACGCAAGTGATTTCTTAGTTTAGTCCATACGTCTATTACTTCTTGTATTGCATCAATTAGTTCTTGCGACACATTACCTTTGAGAATATTACAATCATAATGATTGCCACCACAATCTGCCAGAGAATATTCTCTTGCTAAATAAGCATAATGTGAGAGTAAACCATGTAATTTTTTTATTTCTTCATCGACAGGTGGTAGTGGAGACATATCCGGCATAGGACACAATGGATGTATTGGTTCTGGTGCTGGTTCCGGCTGCGGTTCCGGTACCAGTTTCCGCCGTTCTCGCATTAGTTCTATTGCTTCTCGTTTTGTGATTTTAGGATTGTCAGCAACAATTTTGTAGCGGTCAGGATGAGTTCCCAAAACATAAGCAGTCCAAAAGTAAGGACGCCCTATTTTTTGAGGCCAACACTCTACTGCCCATCGCAATTGTTGCAACCGGTTGCAACTTTTGCCGATATCATCGGCGTATTGCTGAAGTTTATCTTCGCCATAATCTTTTACAACCTTGGTGGCTAATTCACCAATATCCCAATTCATATTCTGCTGTTTATCAACGAGTTGGCATCCTTGCTCTACTAAATTTTCATAGCTAGTCACTAATTTCAATTCAACAACACCCATCATAGTTTCCTTTCATGCGCCGTATCTGCATGGTTATTCTGCATCCAAGTCAAGCTTCTTACGCTTGCGGCTGGCTGCAATGATTATCATTTTCTTTCGTTTGGCGTTTTTGATAGCATTATCAAGCCCAACATACTCACGAACTCTGGGCTTAACCTGCCCGCTATCTAAACACTCAAGCATTTCATCCAGTAACCCTTTAGGCTCTTTCATATCACTTTATCCAGCACTCAAGTAAAAGACTGGGATTGCAATCCCGGTAGTGGCTGGCTGTTCCCCATCTTTCGATGGGCCAGTGATGAAACATATGGGTGATACATTTGGAGGCAGTTCACCGCAAACGATCCTAGCTAGGAATCTCTCCAATGCAGCCCTGCAACATCACTCTTAGCTCAGGGTTGGTGCTTTCCTAAGCACCTAAATACTATAATAGCACAAGACGTTATAGATTGCAAGCAGACTATTTATTCGGAGTCATCAACCGGGAAACCCCGCCAAAGCTCTATTGGACGATTTGATTTAACTTCTTGAGCACAGTCATCACAAAGAAGCGGTTGGTCATCTGACAATGGTTTCTTACAGAATTGACATTTCCTATCAGTCGTCACTTACATATCCTTTAAGAAACTCTTTGGTCCTACAACCACAGCGATTGAGCCAACTAGATGATCATTTATTCTAGTTTGCTCTGTCGTTGCAATTACAGACTTAGCCCATAGCTTCGTAGCTGTTGCATTGAATGGTAGATTAAAATGAGGGAGCTTACCTTCTTCATTACAGAAGGCTATACATGGAGTTCCTTCATATGTAGTGAAATATGGAATTAGTTCTATCCATCCTTTAACAATATCTTTAAGATCCTTTAGCTCGGGAATTTTGGTAATTTCTTTTTTATCAATCTTTCCATCAGGATGTATGGTTATAAGCTCTGGCATTGATTCCTCCCGGGAAAGGAGCCCCCGAACCGGCCCAGTCTCCGGATGTGCAAGAGACCAGACGACTATGGGATTTCGGCTCGGGGGCTGGTGCGGAACAGGAAAAGGTTATAACCCGTTCAACGCACCCTAAACCACAGCATAGCAACCCGCAGCAAAGAACACAACTAAGATGTTTTATCAGGGTCTATTCTGGTAGAGTTTGTAATCCAGTACTCTTGCTATGGTAGAGTTTGTAATCCAGTACTCTTGCTAATAGACCACCATAAGTACGAGGTTGACTGTAAGCAAGGCTATTAAGAGTGCGCCACATGTTATTCATATTATTAGTCCAGTCTTTTTCTCCTATAGAAGCAGCGTATTGTCCACAAGGACATACTCTGTTATCGTGCCAATTGTATTTTTCATTTCTTAGCTTTGTTTCAAGCCAAGCAATGAAATCTTCTAGTGACGGCTTGGTCCATTGATCTCTCGCCAGCATTTTACTTCTCCTAGTTTAGAGATTGGGTTACTCGCTCACAGTTTGCTCTTTCATGTCACTCCTTAATGTTTGGATCCAGAAGCTATGAAAATTAATCCGGCATCCTTAATAATTCGCATAACATTGGCATGATTTACAGCAAATTGTGCGAATGGAGTGTCGTTATTATCGAATAGAACGATATGAGCATTGGGACATGTAGGACACTTATAGACCCGAAAATAACTAGCTTGTGCAATCGGGTCTGGGAAGTCTGAAATATCTAGGATTTCTTTTGTCATGAGTGTGTGTATCCATCTGTTTCGATTCCAAGCCACATCCCTTTCCAGGGAACCATGACGCAACCACTCTTATCAAAGTAGGGTTGGACAGTTGCACGAAAGCGTCGGTACTGAGTAGACGACACACTCACTAAATTTCCTTGTCCTTTATGTGTTACACGAGTAAACGGAGTTTCCCACGACGGAAAATCTCGTTTGAACACAGCGAACAGTGCCTTGCGCTGAGCCTTCGTCAGTTTGACCATAGTCGTTACGTTTCCTATATAATGCGTATAATACCACATGGTTACATGATGCACAAGCAGATAAGCTATTCAGCTTGTGTTCTTGTAGTTCATACATTATACTATAATGGTACAGGGGGACCACGTACATGAAATGGAAAAAGCGCGCCAAGCAAATCGCTGAACTTAAAGCGAAACATGGAAAAGACCGATCGCTTGCCCGTTCGTTTCCTGACCTTTCAATAGAACACAACGTCGCTCCGCTATCTAACCGGTTGAGTACTCCACCCATTCTTAAGAAAGATATATTGGAGGCGATTCTGGGGCCAGGATTCACAATATCACATCTTCATAAGAGTGGTTATCAAGTTTTACTGACGAGTGAAGCTCCAACCTTTGGGAAGAAAACATGAGCGAACTAGTATATCTACGAGCTTTCAGTGGAACCGAAGTTCAAATCTGGCATGGACCTCCTTTTGTGGGAGGGATGAACTACATGCTTCAAACCAATAGTCTTGGGAACCTTATGTATCCATCTGTTGGAGGTGAGCGAATCATCAAGCGTATCAAAATCAAAGATGGTGAAGAAAATTTGGGAGTTGATAAATTGAAGGAGATGTACCCGCTATGAGAGCACTAATCATAGTTGCATTGTAGCACATCACACTTTAAAGTATGGGTGCGCTATGGGGCGCACGAAAGGAATTATCATGATTTGGGACACAATTCCAAATACCAGGGACGTCTTTATAACCGACGTTCCTGGCCTTGGCAGATATTTGATTAAGCGTCCAGTCAAGGGCTGTCGTCAATTCCGCCTGTACCTTAACAATAGAGGCACCTCATACTTCGGTACAGTCGATCAGCTAAAGAAAACAGTTGATCGTATTATCGCCCAACGTATCATGGTTAGCAATGAAACAAGATAAATCAAATGTTTAAAATCGGTGATGTACTCGCACACAAGATGGAGAGGAAAATGGCAGAGAAATATTGGACCGGAAATTTAGGGCCTAAGGATGATTTTGGCCGCCCATATGGAGATCTTATGTACGATGGAAGGACAAATATGGGACCTTGGGCAAACATGAGCCATGATTCATGGATGATGGTTGGAGTCAAAAAGCTCGGCACTGGTTACGGTCAGAAATATAGGAAACAGGCTGATGGTCGATGGCTGAAGGTGGAGGGCTAATGAAAAACTATTTCGACGACCCTTCTGTCCCTTTACCTATCGCCGCCTTACTGAACGATATCCAGCAAGGATATATGAAACAATGGGAACGCAGAGAGGACCATATGCAAGTCCCATTCATGAGATGGTGCTTGGACCCAAAGGGGCGAACTCAAGTATCGGTTAATCCAACGCGCGTTGATTGTGTCGAACATTTTTCCGAACAGTTCACGGCTGCAACAGGTGAAGAATTTCCTGCGGCAAGCAAGATTATCATGAAAGGCAAACAGGAGTATCTAGTCCAGGGTGCCTTGGACGACGTGATAGAACAGTTGAATGAGCCAGGATAAGATGTACTACAATCTAAGACGAATGCCTGATGGCTACCGGATGGTTAAGTTCGACGACCTCTACAACGTAGAAGCCGTTTACAACATCCGGTTCTACCGTGGGCGCTTTTACTGTGACTGTCCTGCTTCTGGCAGACCCGACTGTAAGCACCGACAAATGATTCCAATTTTCAGCACACATCGTGCTACGGATACCGGGAGGTTCTTCTGCTACGATACAGGTGAATGGATATCAGCACTAACCAAAGGAGAAGTACCATGAACGAAGAGCGACGGAAAAAGCTTGCTGAGGCACAAAATCAATTAAATGCAACGAAAGCTATAGTTGAGGAAGTGCAAGGTGAAGAACAGAATATTATTGACAATATGCCAGAGGAAATACAAGCCAGTGGAAAGGGTGAAAAAGCTCAGACTGCTATTGACGCAATGCAAGAAGCTATTGATGCAATTGAAGGAGCAGTTGAGAACTTAGACACGGCGAGTGAATAGATGGCAAGGATATTAATAATTAACGACGAAATCCGTGCCAAGATTGCGAAAATAGTGGCATATGCTGAAGCTCATCCAATTCCATGGGAGGTACTGTGCGAAGCTGCGCTAGGTGAAAAAGTTAAACATCTAAAACTTACAGATAGAAAGCCAGGATTTGAACGTCCACCTAGTCAACATTTGCTTATTCCAGTCGGTTTTCGCGCAGCATTCAGTGTAGAAGAACAACCTGTCGGATGGCTGCACCATCTGTCAGTGTCAGTAGATAAACTAGGAAAACTACCATCGGTTGAAGCAGTAAGAGAAATCTCTTTAGCCTATGGAATGAAAAATTGGGACCGTGTCTGGACCGAAGAGTTTGATCCAGGTCATAATGCCATCAACATTCTTGAACTGTACCGACCACGAACGGAGAATAAGCAAAAATCATAGTTGCATTGTAGCACATCATACGCTATACTTAGTTGATGGGTTGTTATGGGAATACCCATTAAAGGAAAATATCATGGGACGCTCTTACTACGATGACAACTTTGGTTTCTATGAAATCAGAGACCAAGATGATGTCGACTTCTACCACCAAGTCCAACGCGAAAGCAGAATCAAGAAATGTCAGGGCTGTGGCCGGAAGGTTAAGCTCCGTCCTGACTATGCCTACTGCAACTCCTGCGCCGATCGTATGGAGCGAGGGGGAGATTTTTAGATTGGTCTACCGCAGAACACGAACTGCTACTGAAAGCCCTGGATAGGGAGCTTATCGGCCCTAGTCAGGCACCCCGCCGCAGCAATGAGTACGGTCTTGAAGCCACCGATGCTCAGGATGCGGCGGGACTTTCTTAACCAGGGGAATAAAATGAACAAGGATGACCTCGAACTTCTTGAAAGGCTTGTGGACAAGTACAATCTTGTCGAAGTTGTCGATGGATTGGAAACCATATGCATTGAAAAGGCTGAGCATATTGCTCATTACTGGCAGGATGTAGCCCTCGCCAAACAATGGATGTTCCAGAGCACCTTGCTGAAGGTATTTAACATAGGACTAAGGAGGGAAACATGAGCTTACGATCATGTACATGTGGTTCTGGGCTACCACCAGAGAGCCAGTTCGATGGATACAACATTTTCTTGTGCTACACTTGTTCCAAGTGCTACGCAAAGAAGATGAAAGGATATCGCAGCGATATCCATGAGCGGTACGAGTGTGACGAACCAATCGAGCCGGAATGATGGATAAGCAATTTAAAATCAAATGGATCGACCGTGGGCGTCCGCCCAATAACCCACCAAACCCAGATTTTCCAAATGGGCAAGATATAGATAGCTGGGCTCGTCCAGCTTGCCGAGTTGAGTTACCATATATGACTCAAAAGAATGTTGGATACTGGTATGTTGAGTGTTTGTTGTGTAGGACTAACGTACTTATCACCATGGCCAGTCGCCCTGATGATCCGAAAAGCGTAATGCTTCCATGTAACACTTCTATGAAAGGACAAAAACATGACTAAGCATATGTTCGGTTGGAGTTACCCGCCTGGAGCGGCAAACGATCCCAATGCTCCATGGAATCAGGAAGCTGGTCCATGTGCAGTGTGTGCCAAGTTTGAGGATGATTGCGTATGCCCTGAATGCCCAATTTGTAGGATGCAAGGTGATCCTGCGTGTTACTTTGATACCCGGGAGACTAAACGCCCGACAGGAGTTGCGGGGCATGGCTTGAAGTTGAATAGGAAGCAGCTTATTGGGCGTGCTGAAGCTGAGATTAAACGGCGGCACGAAGAGGCAGTGGACGCCGAGCGTTACCTGGAGTATCTGCAAGATGGTGAGTTCAGCGACGACATGGCTGACAATCCTGATCCTTGGAGATAGGGATGATTCTATCCCCACCAAGAATAGCTGCGGTCCTATTGGCCTTGCTCATGGCAGGGCCAGTAGTTTTCTTGGGGCGATACATCAGCTCTCATTCATATGTCATCCCTAAGACTGAACCTTTAGAAACTGGTGATTATAATAAAGCTAAGAAAGCAGATAAGGAGAATTTAAAGAAATCATTTGATGTGGTTAAGGATATGGTATGGGATGAAGCCACCACTACTCATGTAGTCAAAGCATTCCCAATCAAGCGTGAGCCTACCGTCGATAGTCCTAAGATTGAGGAGCGAGTGCGAGAGATACAAGAAATTCCTAAGAAATTAGTTGACCGGAATGAGGAACCACCGCACGATGTTTGTCAAAAGGATGGTGGACATAAGGTCAAGCATGGACGATATGGATGGCGATGTGTGTATCCACACGAGCATCGTCATCATCACAGAAGGAGGCATTAATCGGCTTGCATTCTACGTAGCATTGTGCTATTATATGTTGATGGCTGTTTATGGGACAGCCTAAAGGAGACGACAATGACAATTCAACTGAGGTATGATAACGAGTTCCGACGCTACGTGCTACGGGATTCGAAGCTTTGCACCGAAGATAACAGCTACGAGATGGTAATCGACCGTGGCTGGGATGGTGAACGGTGGTATCGCTATTCGTTCATCGCTTGGGTCGATGGCGAATGGTATCATGCTATTACCCACGCCGAGTACGCCGCTCGTGTCCAGGCAATCGAGGAAAACGAGGGCGATGAAGCTGGAAAGATTTGGATGCAGCACCAGAACCAAGTGTGGGTGCTACGCGACAATCATCCAGTGTTCGCGCTGCGTAAGCGGTGGGAAGCCATGATGGAATTGGAACTGTTTGACATCCCGGTCAACCATGGTGAAGGTCCAAGCAAGCCGCTGAGTGCCGAGTGTGTGGACAAAATGGCCGCATACCGGGATGAGTGGCAGCGTCAGGAGACTGGTATGGAGGATATCGGGACTGGCATTATGACGCATCGCCTCGAGAAGGCCGAAATGGACGATAACCCAGGTGAGTAGTCAAACACGATTCTTGCTACCTCTAGTCTGGGCAATGCTGGCAACAATCCCAGCATATGCGGAGGAACGTATTCGCCCAATATGCAAGGAAGAGAACAACACGCGACAATGTTGGGTCCCGCACGAAACTACTCCACAGCGTCTAACTCCAGTTCAGCCGCCAGTGGTGCAGCAGCCTTTGCAGACTTATGCGGATGTTCCACCTATGCCTCGGCCAGAGTATCATGGCCCATACCCCAATCCCCCGGGATATTATGGCCCGCCTCCCAGCTATTTTCAGCCGGGGAATATTCCTGGACCACTTGTCATATTCAGGTTTGGGCCATTTAGGTTTGTGATTCCATGAGTTGCAACCAGGGAGATAGTCATGTGATATAAATCATAGTCTATTGGTTCCCAGGGAGTTTCGCTGAAAGGCGGGACTCCTTTTATTTCAAATAACTAATCTGCTTGCATTCTACGTAGCATTGTGGTACATTTAATTACCCGCTTATGGGAGCGGTTAAAGGAGCTGACTATGAGAATCGTGGTAGCAGAAGTGAAATGCCCTACATGCGGGGCAGAAGAAATGCACCCTGACGGAAAACATGTCCTCATCCGTGGATTTAAGGTGGAGACCAATGGGCACTGGTGGTCGCAGTGCTTGGTCTGCGCTGGATTCTACGATAAGAACTTGGTTCCGGTTGCCACTGGCGATAAGCAGAAAGGATGGTTCTAAATGAAACCCCACATTTTCTACTTGGGTGCACTGGACATTTTGTTCATGGTTATTATAGGAGGGTGATGTGGATTCAGTTATCGGTGTACTCTTACTGCTTTCATTCTTATTTTGTATCTATTTCATGCCAAGTATCATGGCGTGTGGTAGACGACATCCTAACGTCACAGCCATTATTGTGATTAATCTTTTCTTAGGTTGGACATTCTTAGGATGGGTTATCGCTTTGGCATGGGCTGCGACCGCCACGCATCAGCAAGTGGTGGTGATTCATAAGACAGAGGGACAGAAATGAAACTAATAATCATGACAGTTGTGCTGATGGCTGGGGTAGTTGTAGTCACGGCGCAGACTCAAACTTGTACGACGAACTGTACTGATTTTCCTAAGGGATATCACCAGTGTGTGACGAGATGTCGATAAAAGATTACCCTGACACTACTTGGGCCACAGATGTATGTAAGATAGGACATGGTCATACCTGTTGTCGATTTCTTACAATGCATCCTGATGGGTGGTCATGTGAAAAACATTCACCTTTGGCTGATTTACTGACCCAACGAGCTTTAGCCGGAGAAATGAATGCTCGCGGTGATAACTGTCCAGGAAAGGATAGTCGGTAATCCTTAGTTGCGTTCTCCGTAGCATTGTGGTATGCTAGTTAATGGCCGCTTATGGGAGCGGCCTGAAAGGTAAACCACAATGAGCATGAAACAGGCCAGGAAGGAGTTAATGTTGATCCAATTAGAACTGGGTCACCTCATCACTCCTTATTTTTCCATGTTGTTAAACAACGAATGGGAAGAGGTAGTGGCTAAAGACCCGTCAGGCGTACAAGCCTTGAATTGGGCTAAGGACCTACGGGAACGTTTAACACCGATGGCATCATAAGGGGGACAGGATGTCAAAGTGGTTTGAAAAGTTAACAAGTGAGCAGGTGAAAGCCCTACTGAATCAAGGCTATTTAGTGAAAGAAGCTGGCCTGTACGAACCAGATCATGCAGGAAACACCAAATTCATTCTCTGGATGGGCCGTGGTCTGTACAGACTAACCCCGCCAATGGAAGGATAGACCAATGTACCTCGTAGAGCTAACCAAAGAGCCTGTTATCAATGTCTTCCGTGAAGGGTTTTTCCCACGTTACATCCGGTACAAGCTGGATGCGGAGAGACTAGTCAAGGAAGTTCAAGCCAAGGGTGGCGATGCAAAGATAACCAAGGCGAAATAATGAGCGAGAAAATACGAGCTCATTTCCGGCACATATTGATGCCGTGTTGCGGACATCTTCTATGTTGGGTGAACACACGGATACCGAATTATTGCCCGGAGTGTGGGAAGTTCGTATACGCCGATATCAAACAGGTGAAACCCGAGTGCATTTTGGTATCTGATCCTAATGCTTGGGTCACCTACAATGCTAGGGTCACCTACAGCGATTAACCGGGAGGAGGACAAAATGGTGGAACAGAAACCTCATAGGTATGCGTTCAAGTCACGTCATGATTACAAAGAAGGAATCAGTGCTTGGGTAAGACGCTGGAAACAGTGGCGAGCTGAGCGAAAAAGAGCCAAGCGAAAGAAGTTAAGAGGAAGACGATGAGTAAGATAACGGCGATCATTGATCTCAAAGAACAGATAGATGGAGAGGGAAATGGTATTATATAGATGGTCACAAAATTCCAAGTCTGAACCCAAAGCTAAAAAGAACATGATGATGCGACGTGCAACTACGAAAGCGACTGCGAAATATGGGACCGGGGGTGTCAAGAAAACAGTCGGGGCACCGAAGAAAATCACGTTGCCCAAGCTCAAATTCATGGAGGATGATGACATAAAGTGACCTGTGCATAGAATATGGGATTAGCTTGCAGTTACATATTCATAAGCGTATACTTATGGAAGCAGGCACACCATGCAAGGCGAAGTTTACGACATTCGTTCCAAACGAAGGAGAATTACATTGGCTGAATATATTGGAATGTTGGACACGTTACAGAAATATTTCGTGGAGGCCCGTCGCTTGCGCGGGGATAGTATTTACCGGAAATCAGAGACTTTATTACACGAAATACGATGGAACGCACGGTTTAGTGCAAAGTTTCGTGAGAATTCACATGATACATTAAAGACTATCTTAGATGAAGTGTACGAGGATATTGTGGAATAAAAATGATTTGTTGCAAGAATATGGCGTTTTGGTGTACAATATATGTTCTTCCACGGTCTTGAAAAGCTATGCTGACATAAAAATCCGCTCCCCTGTTGCGAGAGGAGCGGATTAAGGCAACGTCACCACAGGTAGGAGTGCAATGACGATAACCGACCTTAACACATACCGCGCTGAAAAGCAAGCCGACACGGCACAAAAATTCCTCACAATGTATCGGGGGAATGAACGGGGTCATGGATGGGCTGATCCCAAGGGTGCTGTATTTGATACTCTGAAACGAAAATGGATATTCAAGCCTGGATGCTTAGGATGGAAATGGGGACCAACCACGGTTGAAGATTGGGAAGCCCACTTTGCCGGGAATACGATGTTGGGCATTGGCCCACTCTTGGACGATGGGACATGTTACTGGGGATGTATAGACGTTGATAAAGTCGGCGATTTTACTCATTATGATTTTGATGTCGCAGAAATAACTCAAAAAGCCAAGCAAATTTGTTCTGCTTTTGTTCCCATAAAGAGCAAGAGTGGAGGATTACATCTATTTCTTCACTTCAAGGTGCCCACTAATGCGGGCAAAGTGATGGACGGATTGAAGATGTTTGCTGCCCGCATTGGGATTGCGGGGAGCGAAGTATTTCCTAAACAGCGGAAATTATTAGTTGAAGAGGGGGACGCACCATCATGGATATTCATGCCATGTTTCGGCAGCAAACGATGACCGGGAGAATTATATGGCTTCCGACGACGATGGCGATAATGAACATCGTGAATTCCCAATGGGACACAGCAGCCTCAACGACCAAGGAGGCGAATATTTACTTGAAGAACATCTTGCTATATTCGGCGAAACGACTACGACTGAAAATGTATTTGATAAACCTGATAAGGCATTTCAGCGTTCCCGATCCACGTATAAGAATACCGGGAAGTGGATAGCGGAAACTGCGACGATCGAAGAGACGTTTAAAGATGGACCAATATGCCTTGATACGATTGCTAAGATCAATGCTACTTCAAATCAACATAATTTCTTGGTCGATTGTGCAACGTTTTTCAAGAAGAAATACCCAGATAATTGGGATGAACCGATGCAATGGGTGAATGTTAATGTCTTACGACCACCCGGAAGTCCAGACAAATTGAAGGAAATTATTCGTACTGTCAAGGATAAACAGTATTTCCCGCGATGTCATGAAGAACCAATGGCGTCGTTTTGTCATTCAAAAGCTTGCCGATTACAGAAATATGGTGTCGGTGGTACTGATACTGAAACTGGTAAAGATTTAGCTATGACGATCGTTAATACTGTTCCTACAACGTATTTCGTAGGCAATGGTGGTGATGGTGATGATGGCAGTAGAATACGGTTGACTGCTGATGAACTATTAAATTTGAATAAATATCAGGTGAAATGTTTGGAACATGCACGCACTGGGTTTCCGGTTAATGTCACGGCTAAAGAATGGAAGAATCAAGTAATCGGCCTTATAAATGATTCAGTAATGATTGAACCGTCTGTACTGTATCGTAGAAATGTTAAGGAATTAGAGGCTTTAGAAAGATATTTTTCGGCTAATATTCCTGTTTGGGTTCACACTCGTGGTGAAGAATTTTTAAACGGAAAGTCAGGTGATAATGTTCGCATTCGTGTAAAAGAAGAAAAGATTTATTTTAAATGGGATAAATTAGTCTATTGGTTAGAAAAAGCATTTGGTATGCGTCAGCCTGGATTGGATAGTATGCGTGCGTATATTGATACTGAAGCGACATATTATTCAAGGGACCAGAAACGTGATTGGTTTCGGTGTAGTCATTCGTTGAGGTTTGAGGTCTTTGATGAGAATGTAATTTATCATTGGTTACATCCTGGTGAGCCTGAAGAAACTTGAGGCAATACATGAGTAATGATGGTTGGGGATTGCTGAAAGTAAGGCCACAGAACCAGATGAAATATCTGGAATATATGGTCGAATATCATCCGGGGTATGAGTTTTATTTTCCGAGGTATGGCCGGGTGACTCGGCCAGCGGGTCATCGGCGGACGAAAATTGTGCCGACCCCAGTGTATCCGGGATACGTGTTTGTCCAACTTGGCTCGGAACTTCGATCGTTATTGTCGAGCCCCATTCGTGTTTATTTCGTCCGGTTTACCGGGAGGTATGGCAAGGTTGGTCGTATATCGGTCGTTCAAGAGGAGGTGATAAATGAACTAAAGGCGAGGGAGCGGCGCGGCGAGTTGGTAGAGGAAGTGGTGGTCGAAAATCCGTATTTACCGGGACGTAAAGTTCGTGTAATAACTCCAGTCGCGAGCATAAATGGGGTGTTGGTGATGTGTACACACGGCAAAACACGAGGGGTTGTGGATACTGGTTTGGGGACCTGGGATGTCCCAATTCATCAGGTGGAGCTCGTATAATGGTTCAGATAGTGGCTAAAATGTGGCGGGAATGGGGTGGAAATTGTGGCAAGTGGTGTACACCGGGATGTGTACATTGTGTGTACATCGATGTACATTTGTCGTTGATTCTGTACACATTGTACACTTTGTACACGGACCTGGGTCGTTGGATTGTCTGTTATAAGAAGCATCTAGTGTACAGAAAAGTACATCGTAAACCGGACAATGTGTACGTTTTGCGATCCAATTCAACCCCCTATACGCGGGCGCATGGAAAATGTACACAATGTACACGATGTTCACACAATTTTTCTCTCACACGTCGGCGCGCATGTGCACATCATGCCTACGCCTCCTACCATATCATTTATGCACCAAATTCCAGAAATCTTCAAACGACGAAAAACCTCCACTCCCGGTCGTCGTTACGTTTCCTGTCTTTACGTTCATTTCCAGACCCCAAACCCGAAAAAATTGGGGACCAAACCGATCCCCAATATCCCAACCACCCGGTCCTACCCGACCCGTTTTCTAACCTTTCGGATGGCTCGCGGCACCTCAGGAGGATCACTGTACAGATGCCCGTCAATCTCGACATACGATCCTCCCCATGTGAACAACCACCGAAGATGCTCCATCCCCTCCGCATCACCAATACCGTGAGGACGACCGAGCCTCAAAAGCTCACCAACCGTACTCGTATCCACCCGGTTAAACGTGGGTCGCAGAACCTTTTCGTAGAAGTGCCACCCCAGACCCTGATACCTCCACGGATTTGTACCGGACACCAGTTTGACGCTTGCGTCCAACGAAAAATCAGGTTGGATCCGGAACGCCTTTCTATGTGCGTCCAGTTCCAGTGGTCTTCCGGCCATGTGCGCCTGAGGCGCGACCGAGATCGTCTGATATCCTCCAACCGTCGGGGTGGTGTCCTCCCTGTTAACCTTCACGATCGCCTTGCTCATAACACGTCTCCTATGCGTAATTGTAGCATTGGGAGGTTGCATCTTGCAACCCCCCATATGCAATTCCTAGCTTACTGCGGAAATGCCGTACCAACGTACCGGATGGCGGCCACCAGAATCTCACGACCATTGATCGTGACTGTTTGTTCCGGGACAAACGACGACCACACATCCGTGACGGATTCAAACAACATATCATTTTTGTACGCTGCCGCCATGACTTCTGACCAATCCTTATTGGCATTGAACCATGCTTCGGCTGACACGATTTCTGCATCGCTGAGTTCGTACAAGCGACCCGGCCGACCATCCGCTGCTGCCATTGGATTGCACATATCGGCTGCAAAATCAGCGACCTCTTCCCAGAGGAGGTGATCGGCAACGCTTGGCAGGTGATTTGCCGTTAGATTTCCCAGTTCATCTTGATCGTTAGAGTTCCTGGATGAATTAAGTTCCGCGAGCCGCGCACGGATGGCGGAATCGATTGCTACGGAGTTCATCGTCTTGATCCTTTGTTTGCTTCTTGACCACGTTGGCGGCTTGCCAACTCAACAAATAATAGCACAATGCTACGCAGATTGCAAGCTTCTCTCACATATCGTCGGGCGATGGTCGTTACGTTTCCTCATTAACTCTTGAAAAGATTTCAAGATCGTACGACGTCGTTGTATCATCCTCCCGGTCCATGGTCCTTGGTCCTCGATCTGTGATCGTTACGTTTCCTCGTCAGGATCATGAAATCTTTTCCAGACCTTCAAGACAAAAAGAAGGGGAGCCGAAGCTCCCCTTGTCGTTACGATTCCTTAGAACCAGATGCTCCACACGAGGAGCGTTAGAAATGCTAGGGTGAATGTCATACCTCCCTCCTCTTATTCCACCACTCTTGGATTTCTTCCTCCTGTTTCTTGGCGAGGTCATTCAGTAATCTTTGTTCATCCTCTGTCAGGTCATTCCAGTGTGCTGCCAGATTCTCAAATCCTATGTGGTCGTGTGGGCCAGAATCCTCCCGGTTGGGAATTTCTTTCTGCTTAGGAACGATGACGTTCCAAAGCTTGATGTAAAGATCCTCTGGGATTCCATCCCAGCATTCTGCAACCTCATCGGCGCGGGTGGTTTCAAACATCGCGTGGGGTTTCATCTTCATCATCCTTTGGGGTTTGGGCCGCGCGGGGCGCGGCGAAGGGCAAAAGAAAAGGGCGGCCGAAGCCGCCCCCTGTAGGATTTTGCCCGGTTACTCGACCACGGGCGCGGCCGGTGCCTCGACCGCGATAAACCCGTGCGCCGCATCCCAGCGCAAATCGTCGTGGGCAAGGGCGGCCTTGTTGCCCGCCTCGACGCTGGCCTGGACGTACTGGGCAACCGTGTATCCATCCCGGTGCAGCCCAAACCGCGCGTAGGACTTGCCCGACGGGCGCTTGGGGTTTGCGGCCGAAATAAGGCGGATGACCTGGCCGGGTGCGAACCGGCCGGACACGTAACGCGCGGCCTTGACCTTGACCGGCGCGGCCACGGGGGCGACCGGCGCGGTTTCGACCGGCGCGGTTTCGACGGGCGCGACCGGCGCGGTTTCGACGGGCGCGGACTTGGCATTGCGATTTTTGCGGGACATAACTACCATCCTATTAAACCCCCTAGGGGGCGAACCGGGCTAGCCGATTGGCTAACCAACATTGCTACAGTACCACAATACGCCATCAAGTACATGTGGCAAGTTGACACACCCCCCGTTAAACCGTTCGGGTATAGCGGTTGTATTGGGCTAATTGCACAACCGCTCGGGCACAACCGTTATGCATTTTCGTATATAACGCTTCGGCCCTAGCGTCGTATCCCATATGTACAACGCCCGTCGTATCCACATATGTACAACGCCCGTCGTATCCTAAATGTACATCGGTTGTGCTGCTCGGCAATGCACGCGTCGTATCCTAAATGTTCAACGGCAAAAGACAGTCATTTCGATTTGGGTCCCCTTCGGGGTATATCCCAGACCCAACGACGACGACTTTTCAACTTTATGATGAGACTCAAAAACCCCATCCCATCCACCCCAAACCCAGGATCTTTATTCTCAGACAATAAACCGCAAACCCAAACCCCACGCACGATGCCCCGTAAACGCCGGACAAGGCGTTTACGCTTGTATTCAGGGACAACCCTGTGGTATATTGTTGTCTTGAAATAAAGCGTTTACGCTCGGTCCCTACGGGCTTGACAAATGAAAATCTGTCCATGTTGCGGGAAACAATTTAGACCTAAACGGAACAACCAAATCTACATAAACGCGAGGCACCGTTCAGCTCACTTCAACGTCCTCCACGATATTCCCGGTCAACTGCGCGCTCAACGAGCGACGAAGAAAGTAGTGCGGCGACCCTGAGAAGGATGCACTCATGTCGCCGCTGCGGACTGTTATTTTCATATGCAAGGTCACCTGTCCGCTGGACCTTGTCGCAGCTCTGGTCGATGCCCCTCTCTTGGGCATCTTCTGACCACCCGCTGCGCCGGGGTTGGGTGTTTATCTCCCGGTCAAGGTCGATGCTCCATTGGAACATTGACCCTCAAATCGGGTAGACCGGCGGTCCTTTAGGGGCACGCTTGCCACCTTTCTTCCGACGAGTTTCAACTCCACGCTTCGCCGCGTTGCTCCTAGCTTCCCCGGCCAACTCCCGCCTAAAGGTTTCCATATGCTCGGCAGGGATCTTGTCCTTGTGATTCTTGTAGCAGTTGAACTCGTGAGCCGTGAAGGTGTATTCGTCGAACGGGCGCAGAAATCGACCGCAGACGGCGCAGTCACGAGGAACTTTGAACTTCTTTCTTTGAGTCATTTCATCACTCTCCATTCTTCGGGGTATAAGTCAACGACGATGCAATCTCCCGGGTGGACCGGCGCTATCGTTGGTGATTCAACTAGTGAACTTTTTGTGACAAAGCATTCCAGAACCTTGATAAAGATCCACAGTCCTCCCTGAATTATCTTCAGGATAATCCCAATGGCGAGCAAAGCGCCGCCGACGCAAACCATGATAGCGGCCATGAGTAACAGAAATAGGGTCATTTGTGCTGCGGCCAATTGCCAGATGTGAGACCATCGTACAGTGAGGCGATAACCAGTCGGCAAATTTCCCTATCCCAAACATCGGTTCGTGGTGTTTCTTTTTGTAATCTGTCAACCAACTGAAAAAAGCCGCGTTGTTCTTTTCCTGTTGGTGACAAGAGGTTTGCTGCCACCAACAGATGTTGGAGTGCGTCGTATGCCTCGGACATTGGTAAGTTCTTCCTTTTGTACGCAAGTGTATTGTAGCACATGAAACCGGCGGTTGCAAGCAGACCCTTTACCAATCGCGATGCACTACAAACCACGTCGTATCTTCTTTCACATTCAACGACCATCTATTCTCGGCAATCATGACGCGCACTGTGTTTACGTTATACCCGGTCTCATTGGATATCTGCCGTGCGGTCAGCCCGTATTTCCGCAACCCATATACGATCCGAGCCTTGGTCCCTGGCTTGGGGACAGGCCAGCCATCGTCGTCGCGTGGTCTTGTCATCATTCCTCTTCTCTTTGAATCACTTCCCTCGCCTCTTTCATCCCAATTCCCAACGACTTTGCTACTTTAATCACAAAAGCATTCTTCTTCCGGTACTCTCTCATTCTTGCGTTGTATACTTCCCGTTGTTCTGGAGTCCGATTCCATTGACCATTAGTCCAGGTGGCTTTCTTTGCAAGATATCGGTTACGGAAATACTGACTACGATCTGCCATGAGCTTCTAACACATCTTTCCAACTTTCATAAGCCTCGCCTTCAGGGTCTATCCCGGTTAAGTCCTTGCCAAACAATCTCGCGACTCGCATGATGGCGTTGTGATGTTTTTCTTTGATGAGCACAGCCATCAATCCCGCACACTGCTGAGGTTTATCACCTTGCCGTTTGCGACTGTCGTTGAAGTATTTGTACTGAACTGTCTTGTGGCATTGGAAAGCTGTCGCAGTCTTTATTTCTTCTAAGCGTTCAGCATCAAGCTGAAACAGTTCGCCTTGGCCCTTACGAAAAGGGCACGTGACGCATGGTCTTTTCAAATCAAACATCACGTGTCCCTTTTCATCCTCCAGGTTACGTCAAGTCTACGTTGTCACCAATCTCAACTAACACGTCACCGAAGGTTACGTCCCGATCTTCGTTACACGCTTTCAGCCACGCACTATACGCATAACTGTTGAGCTGTTCTGCTTTTCCGTTTGATGAATGCCAATCCGTCCCGACAGATGTGAGATATTTAGCTGCGGCGCAGATAGTATTGTCACTATAGAGAAAGGGCTCATTCTTCGGTTGTTTTTCCAACCACTCCTTGAATCCTGCGAGTGATGGTAAGTCCCAGTTGGGGTTATTGAGCATTGGTCCATTCTCCTTTAGTTGCTTACTTCGTATTATACCACAGTATGCACGCGAACGCTACTGTGATGGTAGCAACTCCTCGACAGCGATCATATGCTCGGATAATTCAATCACTGCTTGTCGTCCATCCTTTTCGGCTTCTTTAAGTAGTAGTGGATACCCGCTATCAATCGACGCCTTAACCTCATCCCGGTTAGCAGTGCGACTTTCGCAGAACCACCAAATGTCTTCTGGATTCCCTATTCTGATGAGCCACTCTTTTTCTACGCCAGTGCGGAATGGTGTATATTCCAGCGTAGTCCACACGGCTACCGCGCCTGGATTTCGTTCGATCATAAGACCAGGAGGGTTAACCGCTCCTATATCTTCCAAGTCCTTGGGGTTGCGTTTCATACGCGGCTTAGTCAGGAACGGGCACGCAGTCGCGGAGAAGATCGCACATTCAAGATGACACGGCGGCTCTGATGTTGTTCTGGTCACCGTACACATTGGACCTATCACAAAGCTCATGTACTTGCCGAGCTTATCCCCACAAACCCAACACAGATGCTTCTTGACCGCGATGGCACGCTTGTAATAATCAGCAATCCTGAAGTCTCTCGTACCATCCGGCATAGTCTGAACAAACCAGGGAATTGGGAATCCCCTAGAATCTAGTGGGAGATGCTTCATATGTGGTGGAAGCGGTGGTAGTTCCGTTCGCAGTGAATGCTCAGTCATGTGTCCTCCTTTACCTTTGGCGTGACATCTTCGAACTGAAACAGACGACTAGACAGTTCGGACTTAAAGTTTCCGAACTCTACCGTGCGTAAAGTGAAGTTGCCACTGAGTTGCCACGTTGTCCCCTCCCGGTTAGTCACGTATAACTGACAGTAGACATGAGGCACTCCTGGAGCTTTCATGTATTGAATTTTGAAAATGGTCATGCAGCCTCCTTTGGGAACCGACAGTTTGGGCAACGATGCGTCCATTCATCACTGCTCCAGAATGGAGGCAGGGCCGTCCACCCCTCCCTTCGTAGCACTTTCACGGCTAATTGAAAGTCATCTGTAGCCGTGTCCAATGTTTCATGACAGTTGTCGCACTCAAATTCAATCAGACCCTTGATCCAATGGAGCGTCATGCACTATCCTCCTCCGTTCATATTCAGTCAGAACAGCGTTTTCCACGTGGCAATACAACTCCTGGTCAAATATAGGGTCATAAATTCCGTGTTTCTCTATAAAGTCAACAAGTGCCAGGACCTTGGCGTATGAAACACCAAGTTCCTGGGCTATGGAGAAGTAAGGAAATGATAAACTCATGTATCCTCCGTTGAATCAACCTCGTCGAACCAGCTAATGAATTCGTTGAGGGTTGTCCTATCTTCTTCGCTTGCAGCCTCGACCAATGCTTTTCTCTTTTCATTGTATGGCCCATCTTCGTTGACTATATCTCCTAGTAGATCAAAAAACTGCTCAAGCTTTGCCTTGTTCATGGACTTCCTCCTTCTTGGGGTACGTGACCCCTTTGCCGAATTTCCATTCGAAGTTCGTGCAGTCGCCGCCGTCGGTGATAATCACCCGGTTAATCACTCCTATCAGTGCAGCGGGTCGTTCAGTATAGGACTTTGCAACAGTGACTGCTTCTTCAGCACTAACGTAACGGCGCACATATTCATATGTGTCGTTTGGATAGAATATGCACACTGAGAATTCTTTTTCGTTACTCATTTGTTATTTCCCCAATCTATTGGAGGTAATCTTATGGGTTTTGGGACCATGGGCTGGGGCTCTTCTGGCTTTGGCTCTTCTGGCTTTGGCTCTTTGGGCTCTTTGGGCTTTTCGGGCTTAGGCCATGATGTTTGTTTCGGCTGCGGCGTCGTTCGCGGCGGTGCAGGTCGTCCTACCGGTCGAATCGCCCGTGTGCTAGGAGGCGCAAACGATGATATTTCATCCAGAAGCTTTTGACCTTTGGATGGAGGAGTCATGTGCTGTTGCTTCGGCATCATATCTGGAGTAATTTTTTCTTTATTGGTGACTTGCACAAAGCAGATCGCATACCCAATCATGGCCCCGAAAGCAAATCCACCTATAGCAAAGACCCCTGCTAAGATTGCAATGTTCATCATCGCTTGGCCATTCTCATTGTTTCTAGTGATGTGTCTGACCAAGCCCATTGATCAATTTCTTTAGCAAGGGTGACCAATGTTTCAAACTGGTCTGTGGTGTCTTCATTGAATAGAGAACGTACAATGTTTCTGTAGTGTCGTGCTCCGGCAAAGAACACTGATCGTAGAAGTGCTACTGTTTCTGGTGTCATTTCTGGCATTTCAGTCAGTAGCTCTTGCCAGCCGTCCTCGATCGGAGTATCATTCATTATGAACTTTCCACTTCTTTCTTGAGATGCCCTTCTGGAGCGATGTTGTCTAATTTGATGATGTGGAGTGTAAGAAATTTTTCATCAGAACTCCAGAATACTGAATCCCCATCATTGAGGTCTAGTTCTCTGACAATGTCTACTGGAATAGTCACTACAAGACTATTCCCACTTTGCCGGATGTTACTATGTCTTGATAATGCTTTACTCATGGTCTTCTCACTTATTCCTCAGGTTTGTTGATGTAACGTTGGTGATTAATTTTTTACTTGTCAACTGCTCCGGGTTGTGGTAAGTCGGAATTCCTAACGGACGCAGTGCTCTTTGCAGTGATGCTTTGTGCCACGTCGCGTTAGCGGACTCCTTTAAAAGCTGTCGCTTTTCAAAGGAGTGATTTTGTATTATGTCAAAATCCAATGAGCCTGATATCACCTTCCCGGAATCAGCCCACGAATATAACGATCCGGACCTTTCTCCCAAAGAGTTTCTGCTGGCCATTATGCGTGACCAGCGGTTGCCTGTCCCTACGCGCATGGAAGCAGCAGCCAAAGTCGCTGTGTATGAGCATCCCCGGTTAGCGCAGACGAACCAAGACATTTCTGGTGGTCTTAGAATCGTTATCGAAGGTGGATTGCCTGCTCTTCCCGGAACTGACATTATCATGCCGAATCTTAACCGGGAACCACTGGCTAAGAAATCGAATGGGTCAGGGTAAGTTTCTGTGTACATTGTGGTATAGTACCACGTGAAGTTTAAAAATGCAAACATCACATAGTATTCATGTATCCGCGCCTGTTGGGTCCTCCCTGTGCATGGTGCGGCTAGGGGAGTCGGTCGGCTGTGGCAGCAATCTCACAACCGACTCCCCGTCCATTTGGGTTTAGTCTATGAACGTACATGTTGAGTCTTCTATACGAACTATTGGTCTACCAAGATTTCATCCTGGACAAGTTAACGCTTTTAATATTCCAGCTAGATTTAAAGCTTTGCGTTGTGGACGACGTTGGGGTAAGACAGCATTTTTGAAGACCATCGCTTGCGATTTTGCAATGAGAGGTGCTCTGGTCGGTTGGTTCGTACCAAACTATCGGTATGCGAGTGAATCATATACTGAAATCGAATTAATTCTTGATACTTCAATTGTTTCTAGTTCACGTAACTTAGGAATCATTAATACAAACACTCAAGGTCGAATTGAAATTTGGACTTTGGAAGATGAAAAGGCTGGTCGATCGCGACGTTATCATCTTGTTATTATTGATGAGGCTGCATTCACCAAGCCAAATATGACTGCAATTTGGGAAAAGGCAATTCGACCTACGTTACTGGATTATAGAGGAGCAGCTATTGTTGCTAGTAACACAAATGGAATCAATGAAGAAAATTTCTTTTGGCGGATATGTAGTCTGCCCGAGTATGGTTTCAAAGAGTATCATGCACCTTCCCATTCTAACCCTTTCCTACCCGCAGATGAACTGGCTCGACTCGAGACAGATAATCATCCACTCGTATATGCCCAAGAGTATTTAGCTGAGTTCGTTGACTGGTCAGGTACATCATTCTTTTCCCTGGCCAATTTGCTGACAGAAAATAGACCTGAATCATTTCCTAAGCGATGTCTGTATGTCTTTGCGACTATGGACACGGCTGTCAAAACAGGTAAAGAAAACGATGGCACTGGAGTTATCTATTGGGCCTATGAAAAACTTGGTGAAGAGCATTGGTTAAAGATTGTTGATTATGAATATATGCAGATTGAAGGCTCAATGCTTGAAATGTGGCTCCCGGTTGTGTATCGTAATTTGGAGGAGTATGTTGTTAAATGTGGAGCCAGACTTGGGTCCAGGGGGTGCTTTATCGAAGACAAGGCCAGTGGTTCTATTCTTATACAACAGGCCAGACGACGAATGTTGCAAGTTGGCGAACTTCCCCACAAGCTTACTCAGCTCGGGAAAAGCGAAAGAGCGATAAACGTCAGTGGCTACGTTTTCAGAGGACAAGTAAAAATCCTCGAGACAGCGTACGATCGTGTAATGACGTACAAGCAAGTCACCAAGAACCATTTACTTGGTCAAGTCCTCGCCTTCCGTGTTGGCGATGTTGAAGACCGAGCAGATGATCTACTAGATGCTTTTACCTATGGTGTCGCCATTAGCTTGGGTAATTGGGAGGGTTTTTAGTGGTTATTACAGATGTTGATGTTGGTTTTTATGATGTATTGGTTCGTGACACTGGAGGCGAAAGTATAAGTCTTCAGTTTCAATTCAAGTGAGCAATGAGGTCATTAAATGGCAGTTTATGCTGTGGACTCTACAAAGGCTGGCACGTCGCTTGTGGCAGCTACTGGAACAATAAGCGGGATCACGGCGGCGGCTGCACCAGTGATCACAGACAAGGATACGCAGATTTGTTTAACGGATGGACCTGGAGGTCCTATCTTATACGCTGCGACTCTATTGGGTCTGGTGTTTCTGTTTGAACCAAGACCGGGGGTTGCTCTTACTCCCGGTACAACTGCTCCAGTTTTTCCAAGATCACTTGGTATATCAAAATCATATAAGAATGGTGTCTATGTTCAAAGTTGCCCGACAGGAATTTCACTCTCAGTAACAGCAGCATAGAAAGAACTACTGTTCCTTATAATGTAGCGAATGGGATTATAGTAGAGCCTCCTCTTACAACGAGTGAAGATGCACAGCCGGCGAAATAAGGAGTCTTACTAATGGCCTTTCAATATGGGACGACGTTACGGAACAATCAAGTTTCGCAGCTTCAATCCACAATCGGTGCCAGTGGCGTTTTAAAGATATTCAGTGGAGCAGAACCTGCGAATTGCGCTGCTGCTGATCCTTCGGGATTGCTGTGTACTATTACACTCCCGGCAACTTTTCTGACTAGTTCTGGTGGTGTTACCACGATTGCTGGATCATGGACCGCGAATGCAAGTGCTACTGGAACTGGAGCATGTTTCCGTATGTATGATGGTTCTGCGGTGTGTCATATTCAAGGAAATGTCACGACTGATTTGGTGCTGAATAACACCAGTATTGTGTCTAGTCAAACAGTGACGGTTACTTCGTTTACTGTCACTGCTGGGAATGCTTAATATTTTACAGAGCTGATTCTTGGTTGGTAGATGGTTGCTGTAGGAAATATAGGAGCAATAGCTA